TGCTAACGATTTAAGGTTTGCTGTTTGTGTTCCGCACACGTTTCCATTATTCCTGAATTTATAGATAAGATTGAAACAGCCAATTTAAGCGCTGATTTTTATATTACTAAAGACGAAATAGTAAATCTAAAAACAGGCTCTAAAATACTATTTAAAGGGATTAAAACGAGTAGCGGAACACAAACAGCAAACCTTAAATCGTTAGCAGGAATTACTACTTGGGTTTTGGACGAGGCTGAAGAACTTGTCGACGATGATGTATTTGATAAGATTGATTTTTCGATTAGGGATAAGTCAAAACAAAATAGAGTTATTTTAGTTTTAAATCCAACGACAAAAGAACATTTTATTTATAAGAAGTTTTTTGAAAGCAAAGGAATAGAACCAGCATCCAATTTAATAAACGGAAATACAACTTACATTCATACGGATTATAAAGATAACATAGAATATCTTTCGGAATCTTTTATCGCTCAAATTGAAAACATAAGAGAAAATAATAAAGAAAAATATAAGCACGTTATTTTAGGTGGTTGGTTAGATAAAGCCGAGGGGGTTGTATTTACGAATTGGAAACTTGGTAAATTCGAAGAAGTGGCGCCATCTATTTACGGACAGGATTTTGGTTTTAGTATTGACCCGACTACATTAATACAAACGTCAATAGATAAGACAAACAAGCGTATTTACGTAAAGGAATTAGTTTATAAATCTAAACTTACTACTTCAGAAATATTTGAATTAAATAAAAGATATTGCGATAATCAATTAATTATTGCCGATAGTGCCGAGCCGAGATTGATACACGAGTTAAGGATTAGAGGAAACAATATAAAAGAAACTATTAAAGGACCAGGAAGCGTTACGGCGGGTTTGAGTTTAATGCAGGATTATGAATTAATAATTGATCCTGATAGTACAAACATAGTTAAGGAATTAAACAATTATACCTGGAGCGATAAGAAATCAGACACTCCTATCGATGCATTTAACCACGCTATAGATGCGTTAAGATATGCCGTATATTTTCAACTACATAAATTATCAAAGGGACAAACCATTTTAGGTTAAATACGTTATATTAATATGAAGATTAAAATTCCCACATCATTAAGCGATATAAGATTAGAGCAATTTCTATTGTTTCAAAAAGTTATTAAAGAAAACCAAAGTGATTCTTTTGTTTCTTTGGCAATGGTAAGTATCTTTTGTGATATATCCGTACCCGATGCGCAAAATATAGAATTGAAAGATTTTAATGAAATTGTTTTGCAAATTAGCGAAGTATTAAAGCAACAACCGAGATTTATACAGCGTTTTATTTATAACGGTAAAGAGTACGGTTTTATTCCTAATTTAGATGACATTCCTGCAGGAGAGTACATAGATTTGGAAACGTATTTAAAGAGCGAAGATACTTATCCTAAAGCGATGAATGTACTTTATAGACCTATTGCTAACAAAATGAAAAATTTGTACAATATAGAGGATTATAAAGGCGAACACACCGACTTTAATAAGCTAAATTTGGAGATTGTTTTAGGTTCTATGCTTTTTTTTTGGAATTTAAGCAACGAATTATTGATATCTATGAGGGACTATTTGCAACAACCGAAAAACAAGATACTTTTGGAAACAGCTTTGGCTCAAAATGGGGTTGGTATCAATCAATTTTTACAGTCGCTAACGGAGATATCTTTAATTTTGAAAGAGCGACTAAGTTACGATTACACGAATTTCTAATGTTTTTAGAGTTTAAAGTCGATTTAGCTAACGAAAGTAACAAACAAATTAAAAAGTATGAATAGTTTTTATAAAGTTATCAATTATTTAAAGACTCAATTAGAAAATGATATTGATGTTAATACAATCGTACACGGAGAAGCACCCGAAAATAAAAAAGACTTGTTTCCTTTAGCGCATTTAATGGTAACTAACGGAAGTTTCGGACAAGGTACTTCAATCTTTAATTTTACGGTTCAGGTTTTAGATATTCGCAACGTATCAAAGAAAATGAGTACCGATAAGTTTCTAAAAAATGATAATGAACTTGACAACCTTAATACCTGCTTTGCTGTCTTAAATCGTCTTATAATGGATTTAAAATTACAAAGAAACGATTTAGATATTGAACTTTTAAACGAGCCGAGCTTGTTACCTGTTATTTACGAATTCAAAGATACTTTAGACGGTTGGACGGTAGATTTACAATTATCAATAACAAATGACGTTACGGTATGTTAGACCAAAAAGAAACATTAAGTACGTTACAAGCGTTTAATAAATATGTTATTAAACAAGCACGAACGAACCTTACTAAAGGCAAAAAGAATGTTTCTAAAAGTCTTTATAACTCCATTAAATCGACTGAAAAAGTAAGTCCTAATTCTATTGAGTCATTTATAGAAATGGAGCAATACGGTCAGTATTTAGACAAAGGAGTAAAGGGTAAATTTAGTGGACAGAGAGCGCCTGAAAGTCCGTTTAAGTTTGGTAGTGGTACAGGTAAGCCTGGAGGATTAACGGAAGGGATTAGAGGTTGGGTTAAAGCAAGGCGTTTCCAATTTAAAGATAGGGAAACAGGTAAGTTTATGAGTTATGAACAAACAGCGCAATTAATTACCCGCTCAATTTGGATTAAAGGAACTAAGCCGACGAGATTTTTTAGTAAGCCTTTTGAAGATGGTTTTAAAAAATTACCTGACGAATTAATAAAAGCATACGGATTAGACGTTGAATCATTTTTAAAATTTACATTAAATAAATAATGGCACAAAAAATAACTTTTACTTTTCCTACAAGTACTATTACGGGATTGAATCCAAGAGAGTTTAATTTCTTTGTTAATTCAATTGATTTAGGTACAAAATATCCGACTTTCACTCCTACCGTTGTAAATGGTAGTAATCCTTTTGCGATAGTAGGAACTGATTTAGATACCATTCAGAATAATGAAATTGTAAAAGGTGCAAATGTTAATAACTTTGCTAATAACTTTTATCTTTGGTTAAATGCTCAAATGCCAAGTTTAGGAGTTTACTTTGAAATTTCGATAGCAACTAATGTAGTGGAATTAATTTGGGGTAATAATTCAGAAACTAATGACTTTAACATTACATTATTAAGCGATGAACCGCCAACGACTGATTGGTTAACATACACTACTGAGTCTTATACGATAATTACTCCAATAGTTCCCGAAGTATTAGCTGAGAAAATAATCCTTTCACGTAGTCCTTTTAATTTTACAGTAACTCCTGGAATATCTTTTGACGAAATTACAGCCGAAATTTTTATCTATAGAGGTCATAAAACAGATGATAGGCCTTTGGTTTCAAATTACCAAGTTAGCAAATCAGTTGTTCAAGTAGGTCAACCTACTATTAACTTTGATATTCATAAATTGGTTAATGACTTTGTAAAAAATAATTACAATGGAATAGCTGATACTACAGGAGCGTTTACTACTTCGACTTTGGATTCTGTTTGGTGTTATATTGATGCAAAAATAAATTTAGGAGGTGCAGAACAATACCAAGCAAACCAAACATTATTAGCTGTAGATGGTTTCTTATATCATACGGATTATGAGAATCCAATCATAGCAAGTCAATTCCAATACGCCACTATTTTATCGAATATAAGCAACCATATTATTTATAACGGCTCAAACTACCCTTTGTATTTTTTAACGCAGGATTTGACAGATATAACGATAAACGGAACGAGCGTACCTTTCACTTTTGACCAAGATATAGCTAACCAAAGGATAGCCTATGTAAATATAGCGGAGTATATTGGCTCGTCTACTTCTTTTACTGCTGTATTTGAATATACTTTTGGAGATAATGTTTACACGCATAACTTCACGGTAAAAGACGAATGTAAATATCCTTTAATCAATTGTATTTTTAAGAATAAATACGGATTTTGGCAAACAATCCCTTTTAATAAATTAAGCAAAAAGACTCAGGATTTTACAAATGAAAGTTACAACGGTTTAATTTCTAATTATGGCAGTTACGCCCTAAATACGCACGTTAAACGAACGTATAATATTAATGGTAGAGAAAAAGTAACGGTTAATACGGATTTTATACCCGAAGAATACAACGCGTTATTTACTGAGTTAATGTTAAGTGAGTTTGTTTATTTAGAAGAAAATGGACAAGTATTACCTGTTAATGTAGTTAAGACTTCATTTGAGAAGAAAACAAAATTAATTAATAAGTTAATCCAATACTCTATGGATTTTGAGTATAGTTTTGACCTTTTAAATAACATTCAATAAAATGG